CATCGGCGAGGCGTTGCTCAACAGCACCCGCGAGCGCTTCACGACCCAGACCGCGCCCGACGGCTCGCCCTGGGCGCAGTTATCGCCGGACTACAAGAAGCGCAAGAAAAAGCACCCGGATCTGATCCTGACCTTGAACGGCTACCTGCGCGGGACCTTGAACTACTCCGCGACCAAAGACGAACTGCGGCTCGGCTCGCCGCTGATCTATGCCGCCGCCCAGCACTTCGGCCGGCCCGAAATCAACCTGCCTGGCCGCGAGATTTTTGGGCTGTCGGATGACGACAGCGCGATGATCCTCGATGCGCTGGCCGATTGGTTGCTGCCGGCATGACGCCTAACCCCGGTTTAACACTCAACTTTTTCAAATTTCATCCCATTAACGGGGACATTTCCGCGCCGAAATCGGCGGTTTTTCGACCAGCCGGCCGCGTGAGAGGCCGTTTTTAGGCGCGCAACCCTAGCAGCCGCTACCTTACCCCTCCCAAAAATCTTTAAACGCGCCACGGCGTTTTTAAACGCGGTCTGAGCGATTGCGGGCGGGGATCGAAGCCCGCATAATCACCCTGAGCGCCGCAACGGCGCCAACCCGCCTCAAAATCGGTTTTAAAGCCCTTTAATATCCCTCCCTCCGCGCGATGGGCACCATGCGGCCCATGAACCTTGCGCGCGCCCTCAACATCGCCCTGGACGCCACCCCGCCGGACTGGGTGCAACTGCTGCCCGCCGGGCCGAACATCGTCGGCACCGACGGTCGCGCCTGGACCCTGGACGATCCGGCCGCCCTGGTCACTGCCATCCAACAGCGCGGCAAGTCGCTGGTCATCGACTGGGAGCACGCCAGCGAGCACCGCGCCCCGCAAGGGCTGGACGCCCCCGCCGCCGGTTGGATCTCCAGCCTGGAGGTGCGGGACGGCGCGATCTGGGGGCATGTCGAGTGGACGCCCCGCGCGGCTCAGCAAATCCGCGACCGCGAATACCGCTATCTCTCCCCGGTGTTCAGCTACGAAAAGACCGGCGGTCGCATCCGCGCGCTGAACAGCGCTGGCCTCACCAATCAACCGAATCTCCCCATGAAAGCCCTCAACCGCGAGGAATCGCCCATGCCCTTACCCGCCGCCCTGTGTCGGGCGCTCGATTTGCCGGAGGCCGCCACCGACAGCGATGCCGTGACCGCCGTCACCGCGATCCGGCAGCGCCTGACCACCACCAGCGCCGAACTGGCCACCGCGCTGAATCGCGCCGAAACCCCGCCGCTGGAAAAGTTCGTGCCGCGCGGCGACTACGACGCCGCCCTGGCCCGCGCCACCAACGCCGAGCAGCAGCTCCAGACGCTGCAAACCGATCAGCGGAAAGAGAAGGTGGATGCGCTGATCGCCAAGGCGCTGAACGCCGGCCAAATCGTCCCCGCCACGCAGGACTACTACAAGGCCATGTGCCAGACCGAAAGCGGCATCGCCGAATTCGAGAAGTTCCTGGCCAAGGCCCCGGCGGTGATCGGCGGTGGCTCCAACCTGGACGGCAAGCCGCCGGGTGGCACGGACGTGGCGCTGAACGCCGAGATGCAACAGGTCTCGGCGATATTCGGCAACAGCGTTGACGACTTGAGGAAATATGGAGGACTGCAATGACCGCCCTGGCCGCTGATCGCAACACCCCATACCAGGACGCCGAGCTGATCGCGGTGCCCATGGCCGCCGCGACCACGATCTATGCGGGATCGCTGGTGGCGGCCAATGCCAGCGGCTACGCCGTGCCCGGCAGCACCGCCACAACCTTGACCGCCCTGGGGCGCGCCGAGGAGCAGGCGGTCAATGCCGGATCGGCCGGCGATAAAACCGTGCTCGTGCGGCGCGGCAAGGCGTTTCAGTTCGCCAACGACGGCAGCGACCCCGTCGTGCAGGGCGATCTGGGCAAGTCCTGTTACATCACCGACGACCAGACCGTCAGCCACACCTCCACCGGTAAATCCGTCGCCGGCCAGGTCATGGGGCTGGATTCGGCCGGCGTCTGGGTCTGGATCGATTAAGGAGCCCCTTCATGCTCGTCAATGCCTCGACGCTCAATGCGGTATTCACCAATCTGCGCACGGAATTCAACCGCGCGTTCGCCGCCGCGCCCACGCAATGGGCCAGGATCGCCATGCGCGCGCCATCGGGTAGCGCGCAGAACGACTACAAGTGGCTGTCCGAGTTTCCGAAGATGAAACGCTGGATCGGCGACAAGCACGTCAAGAGCTTGGAAGCCTTCAGCTACACGGTCGTCAACGAGGATTGGGAGACCACCGTGGAGGTGGATCGCAATCACATCGAAGACGACACGCTCGGCATTTACGCGCCGCAAGCGCAGTCGGCCGGCTTTGCCGCCGCGCAATTCCCGGACGAGTTGGTGTTCTCGCTGCTCAACTTTACCGGCAAGGGGTTCGATGGTCTGACCTTTTTCGCGACCACCCACAAGGTGGCCGGCGCGAGTGTCAGCAACAAGGGAACGACGGCGCTGTCGGTCGCGACCCAAGCGGCGGCCCTCGCCAGTTATGGCGCGGCCCGCACCGCCATGCGCAAGTTCAAGGACGACGAAGGTCGCTCGCTGAACGTGATCCCCGATACCTTGGTGGTGCCGCCGGCCCTGGAAGACGTGGGCAACGCGCTGCTGATGAGCGAGCGGTTGGATGATGGCGAGGTCAACCCCTACAAGGGGACCGCGCAACTGCTGGTCGTGCCGGATTTGGCCACGGATACCGAATGGTACCTGCTGGACACCAAAAAGCCGGTCAAGCCGCTCATCTACCAGGAACGGAAGGCCCCGACCTTCGTACAGCAAACCGATCTGCAAGCCGACGACGTGTTCATGCGCAAGAAGTTCAAGTACGGCGCCGAGGCGCGCGCGGCGGGCGGATACGGTTTCTGGCAGTTGGCCTACGGCAGCACCGGTGCCGGCTAAGTCATGACCAACGCCACCCAAGCCGACATCGAGGCGCGCTATCCGGGTGAGCTGGCGCAAGCCGGCCCGCGCGATGCCGACAACAACCTCGATACGGTGGCTATCGGCCGGGCGCTGGTCGCGGCGGACGCGCTCATCGACCCGGTGCTGCGGGCGATTGGCTGGACGGTGCCGCTGACCACGCCGGTGCCGACGTGGGTGGTGGAACTGGCGGTGGACTTGGCGCTGTATCTGGCCACGCCCACCGCGCTGGCCAGTCAGTCCGACTTTGCCGACCGGCGCAAACGGTTCGATTCGGGCATGGCGCAGTTGGACGCCATCGCCAAGGGCGAGGTTTTGCCGCCGCGCCCCGCCGATCAAGCGGCCGTCACGACCGTTTACACGTCCAGTAAACCCCGTGTCTTCGGGCGGGGGACGTTGTGACCCCCAGCGAAATCCAGGACGCCATCGTGGCCGCGCTCACCGTGCGCTACACGGCGTTTAAGGTCGAGGCGCACGGCGGGAATTTCACGGAGCGCGAGTTGCCATTTCTGCTCAGCAAGGCCCCGGTGATCCTGGTGGCGTGCACCACCTTGCCCGGCCTACAGCCGGCCGGCGTGAATAAGTGGCGCAGCGCGTTGCGCTGGGGCTTGTTCGTGCTGGGGTCGGACACCGCGACCGAGGCCCGCGACGACGTGGCGTTGGACACCGCGTTCGACCTGCTGCTGTGGGTGCCCGGCCAGCGTTGGGGGCTGGAAGAAGCGCGGCTGCCCGACATGAATTCCTTAAACGCCAGCAACCTCTACACCGGTTCCACGAATAACTTGCGCGTCGCCCTGTGGGGGCTGCGCTGGGACCAGACCTTTACCTTCACCGTGACTTGAGGATTTGCCATGTCCGGCTTGCTTGTCGCTATCGATCCCTACATCGCCCGGCTCAGTGCCGGCGTTAACGTCGGCTATTTCGGCCCGGTCAACACCACGACCCTCAAGCTGACCCAGCCAGACCCCGATCAAGTCGTCAGGACGCTCTACACCCGCACCAACTACGGGCAAGCCGGCGACTCCTACAACCGGCCGAAACCGACGGAAATCGAGTTTTCTATTGATGACTGTGACCCGGACTTGCTCAGCATGGCGATGCTGGGCACACCCGCGACCTACACCCAAACCGCGCGGTTGATCACTGATGCCGCCACCGACTTCGTCGCCCGGCATGACAAGTGGGTGGGGCTGTCGCATAACAGCCTGACCGAATTCGTGATCGCCGGGAAAACCGAAGGGACCGACTACGAAGTGGATATGGCGGGCGGTCTGTGCAAAGTGCTGAGCACGGGCACCATCGCCGACGGTTCCACGGTCAGCTACACCGCCGCCGCCACGGCCCGGACCGGCAAGAAGATCGACGCCGGCACCGACACGGTCTTGCAAGTGGCGATTCGGGGCGTGGGTGTCAACCTGTTCAGCAACAAGGCGATGGAGGTCGAGGTCTGGCAGGCCAACATCAGTCCGTCCGGGGCCATCGATTTCATCAGCAAGGACCCGATCAGCCTGACCTTCAAGGGCACCGTCATCGTCCCGACCGGCAAGGCCGGACCCTATCAGTATCGGGAATACGCCTAAGCCATGGCCATTACGCTGGGCGGGGTGACGCTGCCCGGCGACCTGCGCTGGACCGACGAATATCAGTGGTCGCCGGTGGCCCGTTCGCACGAATACGGGCTGACCGGCGCGTCGATCATCGATCTGGGCGTCAAGCAGAGCGGTCGGCCGATCACGCTGGTCGCCCAGCACGAGGGCGACGGCTACATCTGGCTGGATCGCGCGACTGTTGACGCTTTGGAAGCGCTGAACGCAATCCCCGACTGGACCGGAACGCTGACCCTGGAAGACGGGCGAACCTTCGCCGTGACCTTTCGCGATGAGGGAATCACGGCCGACCCGGTGCGTCATATCGCCCCGCACGAAAACACCGACCCCTACACCCTGACCGTGCTGTTGCAGACGGTCTGATCACCTGTCATGGCCAAAAAATCACTAATTAACCCATCAGGATACGCGCTGCTGTATGAGTTCATCCGCCCCGATGGGAAAACGGTCCTTGTCGTTCGGCTGACCGATTCAAGCCCGGACGACTGGCACACATGGGGCGATCAATTCGCGCTACGTCACCCAGATATTGGGGTGGCTTCCGAGACGGTTTGCGCGGTCGAATTTATCGACGAGCGCGGCCGTGACTCTTCGGTCAGTAATGGATAGTCATGGCCGACCGTAATCTCGCGCTCCAGCTCATCATTTCGGCCAAGGACACCGCCAGCGGCGTCCTCGCGAAGATCGTCAACGTCGTCAAATTCCTCGACTCCGAAATCAGCGTCGTCGCCGGCAAGATCCGCGAGAAGTTCGGCGATCTATTCGGCGGGGGACTGGACGGCGCCAAGGAATTCGAGGCCCAGCTCGACAAGGTCCAGGCCAAGGGCGACTACACCGCCGAGAGCATGGCGCAGCTCAAGCAAGCGGCGGTCGAGGTCGGCGCGAAGTTTGGGCTGACCGGCACCGAAGCCGCGCAAGGCATGGAGTCCCTGGCGGCCGCCGGACTCAACGCCACGCAAGTCATGCAGGCCCTGCCGCCGGTGCTGGCGCTGGCCAAGGCCGAAGGGATCAGCATGGACGCGGCGGCGGAGAAGCTCTCCGACTCGCTGTCGATCATGGGGCTGGGCTTCGAACAGGCCGGCAAGATGGCCGATGTTCTGGCCAAGGGCGCGAACGTCAGCACCACCAGCGCCAGCGCCTTGGCGCAAGCCCTGTCCACCGCCGGCGGTATTGCTCGCACGGCGGGTTTGGACCTGGAACAAACCGTCGGTGCGCTGTCGGCGCTCGCCAACGCCGGCATCAAAGGCGAACGGGCCGGCACCGCGCTGGCCGCCATCCTGACCCAGCTCACCAATCCCGCCAGCGCCGCGAGCAAGGAGTTGTCCGCGCTGGGCATCACCACCCGCGACCTGGGTGAAGTGGTCGGGCAATTGGCTGCCAAGGGCGACGCCAGCAACGCCGCCATCCTCGCCTTCGGAGAGACTGCCGGCCCTGGGCTGCGGGCACTGATCGGGCAAGGTCAGCAATCCCTGAACGACCTAACCGGGCAGCTCCGCAGCGCCGACGGCGCGGCGCAACAAGCCGCCGATGGCATCGGCGGAAACCTGAAAGGCGCGCTCAAGGGGCTGCAAAGCGCATGGGATAACGTCAAGACCGCGCTATTTGATCCGGTACTGGAGCCGCTGACCAAGGCCGCCAACGACGCGGCAGCAGCGCTGAATACCAATCTGATTGGCGGCGCGCTCAAGCCAGCGCAAGCGGCGATCAAGGAATTCGTGGTTAATAGCATCCAAGCCGCGCAAGACTTTATCGCCGGGTTCGACTTCAAAGGCGCGCTGCAAAGCCTTCAGTCTTTCGCGTCTGGCGCGGCTGAGTCATTCCAATCCATCGCTAGCGCAGGTAAAACGGCCGCTGATGTGGTCACCATCGCCTGGAACGCGGTGACCGCTGGATTTCGCACCGGCGGATCGGCGTTGCTGGCGGTCGCGGCCAGCGCCGTACAGACTTTGGCCAACATGGAAGAGGTGGCCAGCAAGATCGGGCTGGGCACGCAACAGCGCGCCAACGAGCTGCGCGAAACCGCCAACGGCCTCCAGGCCAAGGCCACCGAGCTGATCAATCAGGTGGCGACCGACGGGCGAGAGATGCAGGCCGCCTATGCCCGCCTCACCACCAGCACCGACGCCGCCGCCGCCGCCAATCAGCGGCTCAAGGACGGCCTGCCGGCCACCGAAATCCAGACCCTCAACAAGTCGCTGGCCGATTACGCGACCATCGCCGAACGCGCCAATACCGCCGCGCAGCAAGCCCAGCAGGATTTTTTCGCCGGCAAGATCACCCTCGAACAACTGGCCGATGCCGCCGATGCCGCCGCCGCCACGAGCCAAGACCTCGCCGATGCCATGCTTGCCCAGAAAACCGCAAGCGGGCAGGCGGCTGCCCAGCACAAGGCCAGCGCCGTTGAGCTGCAAGCCGTGGCAAAGACCAGTCAGGACGCGGCGAATCAGCAGGGGACATATACCAGCGCGCTGGAGCAGACCGGGCGAGCACAGGCAGATGCGCTGAGGGCAGAGATTGCGCTAGCGAAAGCTAAGGGCGATTCGGCGACGGTAGCCCTCAAAAGCGTGGAGCTAGCTGAGCTTGAAGCGGCGAAGGCCGAAGAGGTTGCGGCGGCTAAACAACAAGAGGCCGTGGCGTTACAGCAGGTTGTGCAGGCGCAAGCCGCGTACCTTGAGTCGATTGGTGGGGGGACCGCGCTACAGAAACAAGAGCTAGAGATCCAGAAATTACGCTATGCGCAACTGTTGGCGGAGGTCGCGGCGACCAGCAGTGATGCCGAGACCAAAAAACTGGCGACCGAGAAGCTAAAAAGCCTGATTGCTACAAAGAATGAAGACTCGGGGGCCACGGAACAGCACGTCGCCGCCACAAAAGAAGATACCAAGGCCACCGAAGAGCAAGCGAAGTCCTACGCACTCATGGAAGACGCCGCCACCGGTGCCTTGCGCGAGCTGTCCGGTCTGTCCGACGGCATGAACGCGCTGATCTCGCACATGCTGCGCGTCAACGATATTGGCGATTCGTTCGGTCACAACTTTCGCGGCGAACTCGGGCAACTGCGCTTGCAGATGGAGCAAGTCAACCAGGCTATCGAGCACAACCGAGACATCATCGGGCCGTATTGGGATGCATTCGAAAGAAACGTCGATATCGCCAACCAAGCCAGAAAAGCGTACCTGGAACAAGCCATCGCCGCTACTGAGTTGGCCGGGCGCTTGAAGGATGCCAGCGACGGAGCCAACACCAACACCAACGCATTGCGCAACCTCGTATCCGAGGCCGAACACAGCATCAACGGCATGGAGCTGCTGGATCAGCAAACACTGAGCCGGCTGCAAAGCGAAATCGACGCCGCGAATAAAAAGCTCCAACAAATGCAGCAAGAGGCCGATGACGCTCGCGCCAACATTGCCCGCCTCAATGCCGAAATCGCCGCGGAACAAGGCGACACCGAAAAAGCCAATTTGCTCAAGCAGCAGCTCGACTACCAGCAGGCGCTGGCGGACATCGAAGCCAAGCGCAGTCAAGCCGAACTGGAAGGCAACCGGGAACTCGTGGCGCTCTACGAAGAGCAAGCTCGCAAGCTCACCGAGTTGAACGCGTTGAAGGAAAAGAACATCAAGGCCGATGCCAAGGCCAGCACCGATACCACCTCGTCCACCTCCAGCACCACGACCTCATTATCCAGCGCCAGCGGTGGCATCAGCACCGGCAAGACCTACAGGCTGGATCTGACGGCTGGCAATAAGAGCCTCACCACCACCACCACCACTGACCCCACCAGTTTCCTCGACGAACTTGAACGCGCCAAAGGGAGTTCCGCATGAACGCACACGAACTGGACCGCCAATATGGTCGCGTCAGCCTCCACGATCTTTTTGTTGCCGTCGATATGCAACTTCGGCGTCGGCCAGCTCCGCGATTCCTCGCGCAAAGTCCGCCGCCTCCTGTTTCCAGGCATCGGGTGCATCCGGCGCCAGAAGATGATCGACCTGTGCCAAGCCGGTGGCGGTTCGGAATATTTCTGCGAAGGCTTTGGGGTCTGGGTGTGTCATGACCAAGGCGGCAATGGCGCGTTGCAGCACCCATAAACGGATGTTGGCCAGGTGTTCGGGAGCGATGGACATCGAGAGTCTCCGCAGTAGACGCAGACCGAGGCGGGAGCGCGGCAGGGGGCCGTCTGCGGTCAGCCCCTTTTCGGTCGCGACCCTAGCCGTGAACCCAGTATAGAGAGCGAACCATGGCCATCCAAGAACAGAACATCGTCTATCTCAGAACCCAAGTGATGGACGACGTGCCGGAGGGCGGCGGCGCGGCAATCGGCGAAGTCGTCGTCGATGGCGCAATGAACAACGTGTTCGAAGACCCATCGGACCTTGATCGAGTATACGGACGACTCAATTTACGCGGGCTTGCTCTGGGGGTTCGCTCGCTTGATACAGACCTGTATGGCGGCGCGAAGACGGCCATCACCGGACTCCCGGCAGACCCAGCTTTGGGTTATGCGCTGTTTACGATTGACAATCCGTTCGGGACCCGCGCCGAGGCCGCAAACCGAGTTGAAGCCTATCTCTATAAAGGACCGCTCTGGCATGGCGTGCTGAACGAAAATCACATCAAGAACATGCAGGCGATCAGCGTCATACAGCGCGTCAATACCGCGCTCCCGCCAGTCGGAAAGACTCTTTGTTTAGTGCAAGACGAAGGGCTATCGACAGAACAGGAGCAATACGTCCGAGTCATCCAAGTAGACGCGGTCGAAACCACGTTCACCGACGACCAGGGCGATTATGTGCGTTGGATCGTCACGATGAGCCTGTCCGGCGATCTGCTCTATGACTTTACCGGCCACACCGTCAATCGCTACGACACTTACAACTATACCGGCAAGACCCGTATTCGCGACACCACGGTCGCCAATGCCGCTAAATTTTACGGCAGCACGCGCGTCGCCGAGGCCGCGCAAGCCACTGAGCTGAAAATCCGCGCGACATCGATGTTCGCCCAGCTTGTGCCCAGTGCTGAGACGCCGACATCGCTGGTCAATCAGCCGATGTCCAACCAGCAGACGCCGATGATCGCCAGCCGCGCCACTACGCTGAGCTACACCGTCGCCGGAGCGGTCATCGCCCCCAACGGCAAGATCGTGCTCGACACCGGGGCGTATCCCGGCTCGATTAGCGTCACGGTCGGTGGCGTGACGATCACCGACGATGGCGCGGGCAACGCGATACACAGCGGGACAACCGTCGGCCTGTGGACCTACGCCACCGGCGATTGCGCGCTGGGGTCGTCGGCCCCGTCCGCCAGCGGCACGGCAACGATTAGCTACATCCCCGCCGCCGCCGTGGCGATGCAATCGCATACGCGGGCGATCACGGTCACGGCCGAAAACCGCCGCCTCAACTGGATTGAGACCCTGGCGCCGATTCCGCTGCCCAGTACCTTCACGCTGGCGTACATGGCGCAAGGCAACTGGTACGTGCTGAGCGACAACGGCGCGGGCACGGTCAGCGGCTCGGACCCATCGTTCGGCGCGGGCACAGTCAGCTACATCACCGGGGCGGCGCCGGTCACGCTGGGCGCGCTGCCGGACGTGGGCAGTCAACTCATGCTGGCCTGGGCGACCCCGGTGCATACCAGCATTCAGGCCGGCAACGCGGCCATCGACACCAAAATCATCGTCACTCACTCGCTGGGCGAGGCGTTTAAGCCGGGCACGATGACGATCACCTGGCCGGTCGGCGGGGTCGAAAAAACGGCGACGGTCGCGGTCGATGGCACCATCAGCGGTGACTGTACGGGCTATGCCAGCGCCGTGATCGGCGATCTGCGGCTGGAATTCACCGTGCCACCGGATGCCAACAGCCAAATCGGCCTGGATTATCAGCGGGTCACCCAGACCCAGCAGACCTTCACCGGCGTCTCGGCGCCGGGCGGGATCGCGGTCGTCGATCTGGGCGAGGCCGTGGAGCCGGGCAGCATCACGCTATTGTGGAGCACGCAAAGCACGATCAAATGGGACAAGACGATTCATCAGGTCGATCTCTATTATGGACCGTCGGGATGGGTGGTCCGGGAGGTCACGACAACGATCACATCGGAGTCGGTACGTCGTTACGATTACCGATCCACCGACAACGGCCTCGGCGAAATCATCGGCAGCGGGGGCAGCGCTAACTACAGTGGCGGCGAACTGACGTTGCCTTTGCTGCCGGCCATGACGCAGAACGTCTACGATGTCGAGTCGTCCGGCTGGACGAGCCACAGCGAGAGCGAGGAGCAAGCCTTCGTTTCCGGCGTCGTCAACGTGTGGTACACCCCAGCCGGCGCGGCGCAAACGGCAGTCTCCATCGAGATTGATTTGCCGCCGCTGCAAATCAAGGTCATCCCCCGACTACTGGACGAAACCCTGGTGCCGGGCGGGTTGCGTTTTGCATGGAACGGCCACGTCTACATCGAGCGCAACGGCACGATCTACCGCGACGTATCGCCCGCCACCGGCGCGGGGACGCCGGCCGGCACAATGAACTACTTGGATGGCGTCGCCACCCTGACCGATTACGTGACCGGATCGGGCGCGGTGACGATCAGTGCGCTGTTGACCCGCTTCGGCGACTGGACGGCTGTTGAGGCCAGCTTCCGGGCCGCGCTGGCGCCGCTCAAGCCCGAAGCGCTCAGTATCGTCGCGGTCACCGACGACGGGGAGCAAATCACCGGATCGGCCGACGCGGACGGCGTCATCAGCGGGACCTGGATGCGCGGTGACGCAAACTATCAATTCGGCGTCTCGACGGTCGAATTTGGGCAGCTCGATGGCGCAACCTGGGTGACGCGCGCGGTCGATCCGAGCACGATCCGCTACAGCGCCGTAGCATATTCCTACCTGCCCCTCAATGCCGACATCCTGGGTATCGATCCGGTCCGGCTACCTCCCGATGGCCGGGTTCCGATCTATCGCGCCGGGGATGTCGTCGTCATTCTGCATCCGCAGACCAACGCGCCGGCGACGCCGACGTTGGGCGATTACACCTACACGAATTCCGAGGGGGTCGAAGTCACTGTACAGCGCTACATCCTGTCGTGCGGCCGGACCCGAATCGGATGGGTCAAGATCAACGACAATAACGGCGACACCGTGGCGCTCCAGACAGCCGTTGACGCAAACGGCGTGCGCCTGTCAGGGCTGGATCGCAAACTGGGGGTCGTCTACTGGGACGACATATCCGCGCTCGCCACCCCGCTGACCGTCAAGCATACCGTTGCCGATCTGCGCATGATCACCGATGCGCAAATCAGCGGCTGGCTGACCCTGGCGCGCTCGCTCTCGCATGATTTCCCCGCCGACGAATCCATTATCGCCGCGTGTTTGATTCACGGCGACCGCCGGGCGCGGGTTAAGACGACCTGGGACCAAGCGAGCTGGGATGGCGTGTGGCGGGATGCGATCTACGGCAGCGCGGCCACGGCCACGCTCAACCTCATTGACTACCCGATTGAGGTCACCAATGAGGGCGCGGATACCGAGCGCTGGGTGTTCCGCTGCACTAATGCCGCATCGAACCTCTGGGAGCTGATTGGGGAGCATCGCGGGCTAGTGTGGAGCGGCACGTATGAGCCCTACATCAGCGGCACACCGGTTGACGTTGCGCCCATCAACCCCCGCACTCGCGACGAAAACGGCCAGAACGGCACGCCATATATGGTAATCCCCCAGCGCGCCAACGGCGGCGGCTGGTCCAACGGCAACGTTGTGTTCATCCCCACGGTTGGCGCGATTGCCGATTTCTGGATCGCACGCTCGATCCAGCAATCCGACGAACCCGACGACGACGGCGCGGATGGCTGCGAGATTTACGCGCTCGGCAATATCGACCGGCCTTGAGGTGATCCATGGATATTTCGACCAAACACGCCAACGCCGTCATTGCTGTCTGCCGCATCCCGGCCTTACAAGCGCGGTTGGCGCTGCTCAATGCCAATACCGTCAACGCGCAAATCGATTTTTACCCAGCGGGCGCGTGGAGCACGCCGGGCGATACGCCCAGCGAATCCGTGGTGGCCTCGATTCCGCTCGCCGCCACGGCGGGCACCGTCGATACCGACCTGTTTCAGATTCAACTGACCGCGCCCATTGAGGCGCAAATCGATGGTGCCAATCCATCCACTGGAACCGAGGTGGCCTTGGCACGGGTACTGGACGGCGACGGCGCTTGGTGGGCGGATTTGACCGTCTCTGATGAAGCCGGTGACGGCGAGATCAAACTGGTCGAGACGCTGCTTCTGAACGGCGAATATGCGCGGCTGGTGAGCGGAGTGGTGCAGGGATAAATATGCAGGCTTATAGCGATAATCTTGTTTTGTTGTTGCCGTTCGAAAAGCCATCAATCGTAGATATTTCTCCGGCACATAGAACCGTAACAAATACGAATGTGTCGCTTGTAGATACCCCAAATAAATGGGGAATTGAAAGGGGAAGTGCGGGCTTTAATGGGGTATCATCACTTTGTTCTGTCCCCGTTTCTAGTAATGAAAATTTTGGTACTGGAGATTTTACGGTAGAGGCATGGGTATATCCAAATAGCCTGCCTTCAAATTATTTTTTTATTAACGGCGGATATTTATCGTCACCAAACGTAGATTACTTTTTTGGTGGAAGAAACGGGTCACTCGGGTTCGGTAGACATAATATTGCTTGGGATACTGAAATCTCATCAGTCCTGTTAACAGCAATCTGGCAGCATGTAGCGGCATGCCGAATAAGCGGAACTTTACGATTATTTGCAAACGGAGTGAAAAAAAAAGAATCAACAAATACAATTGATTATAGAGTAGATAGTAATGTTATTGAGATAGGGAAAGGATACACATATTATTCATCATGTTACATGCAAGATGTCAGGGTTATAAAAGGACTTGGAATTTATGCATCTGATTTTACTCCTCCAGCACGTTTAACGTTAGACGCAACAGCATCCGGAAATTTAACAGTATCAGGCAACGGCGCTGGCGATTACGTTGCGATTATCGATGTGACGACAAAAGAATTAGTTAAGCTGGTCGAGCCGGGCACGGGCGGCGATTGGACGGCGGATGTCCCTGAAGGTGAGTATTACGCGCTTTATTTCGGGGATGGCTGTCAGCCAATTTGCCATGGTCCGTACACGATCACAGCGACGTAACCCATGGCGTACACGGCGCCCGCGCTTTCTGATCCGGTCGTTCTGACGCCGGGATATACGCCGCCAGCGCTTTCTGATCCGGTTGTCCTTGGCGCGACCGCGACAGTCGTCGAGGGGACGTTGTCGGCCACGATCCCGCCGCCCTCACTCCCCACCCCCACATTTTCCGCGAAACAGCGCCCAGACCTGGGCGCAAACAGCCTGTTTGTCGGCGCTCTCTATCGGCCCGCGCCGCCCAGTTTTGCGGCGACCAGCACTAAGGTCCAGCCCGCCGCCCTGGCAGTTACGATCTCGCCGCCAACCCTGCCGGTCTCTTTTCGGGCGCGCGAGCGGATCAATACCGTCGCGATGGCGGTCACAATCCAGCCGCCGACACTACCGGTCTCGTGGTCGGCGCAGGTCGAGAACATCCAGCCCGTGGCCGTGGCGGTGATGGCCCCACCGCCGTCACTTTCGGCGATCTTCGCGGCGTCGATCACCCTGGACATCGCCCTGCCCGACGCCGACGGCACGGGAGCGAGCATCGAGAGCCAGCCGGCCGTCAAAACCGCGACCAGGTTGGCGATGGCGCAACAACAGATGCAAGCGGCTCGCCGTGGGGTAGGGATTGCGGAGCAGCCCGCCACGCCGATCCAGGTCGGCGTCGAACTGTTGGCGGCCCATGGGCTGCGAGTGCGGCAGGGCGTGGGGTTGCCGCACGCCCACGGATTGCCGATCAGCGCCGGCGCGGGAATCGATCACGCCGAAGCGATCCGCGTCCGGCGGGGGGTGGAGCTGCCGCAGGCCCACGGGTTGCCGCTCGATGCCGGGGCGCGGGTGCCACACGCCGACACCATCCGCACCCGGACCCGGCTGGGGATAGAGCAGCAAGCGGCGTTACCCACGGCGTTACGCTTGGCTATCGGGCACCATCAAGCACAGGTCACGGCGACCCGGCTGTCGATCCGCTGGCAGCAAGCGAAATGGCCCGATCCAGGCCGCTGGTGGCCGCGCTACATCGTGCCGCCGCTGTCCGATCCGGTGGTGCTGATCCCCGGCTACACGCCGCGCCCGCTGACGTGTCCGATTGTCCTGAGTTGGAACAACGTCGCCCAGCCGCCGTGCGGCGGGGGCGAAGAGCCGCAACCCGGCATCGTGGTGCCGGTTCGGGAGGTTTACGTCGTGCTCAATACCTTTTCGCTGGTTCGCGCCGACACGTCGGAACCGGTGCTGGCGCTGGATTTCGACGCCGGCATCGATGCGGGCTCGTGGACGTGGACGTGGTCGGCGAGTGTGCCGGGCTCGCAACTGAGTTTGGTCAAGTCGCCGGCGTTGGGGGAGTTTGTCGAGCTGATCGCCACGTTGAACGGGACGCCGCTACGCTGCGTGGTGGAGACCTTGGGCCGCTCGCGGCAGTTCGGGAAATCCGCGATCAAGATCGGCGGCCGGGGCCGGGCCGCGTGGCTGGCGGACCCGACCAGCCCGACGATTTCGGTGATGAACACGGAGTCCCGCACCGCGCAACAGCTTCTCGATGCCGCGTTGATGGATAACGGGGTGTCGCTGGGCTGGACGCTGGATTGGCAACTGGAGGATTGGCCGGTGCTGGCCGGGGCGTGGAGTTACACCGGGACGTACATCGGCGCGGCGACGCGGATTGCCGAAGCCGGGGGCGGGTACGTGCAGGCCGACGAGAGCGCGGAAATCTTGCACATCCTGCCGTACTACCCCAAGCCGCCGTGGGAGTGGGCCACCGCCACGCCGGACATCGTGCTGCCGGAAGATGTTTGTACCATCGAGGACATCGAGTGGAGCGACAAGGCAGCTTACAACGCGGTGTGGGTCGTCGGCGGGGACGGTGGGCGGCGCGACAAGGTCAAGCGCGCGGGGTCGGCGGCGGATCGGCACGCGCCGACCGTGGTCGATCCGCTGGCCACCGATGTCATCATGACCCGGCAACGGGGGTTGCGGGTGCTGGCGGATACCGGCCGGCAGGCGCTGATCAGGATCAAGCTGCCGGTCCTGGAAGAGACCGGGATCATCCTGCCGGGGAATCTGATCGAGTACAGCGAGCAGGGGCAGACGCATATCGGGCTGAGCCGGTCGGTGGCGCCGCACTGGGAATTCCCGAAATGCCGGCAAATCGTGAGGATCGAGACCCATGAGCTGGAATCCGTATAAGCGCCTGGTCGCCCTGACCGCCGGCCCACCCACCGACGTGGGCGAGGTGCTGAGTGTCGAGGCCGATGGGGTGATCGTGGGGTTGGTGTCCGGCGCGCAAATCCGGGCGCGCGGGACGGCGACGCTGGGGGATTGGGTTTACGTTCGTGGCGGGGTCATCGAGGGGCCGGCGCCGAATCTGAGCGGGACGGAGATTGAGGTGTGATACGGTATTTATTTCTGGATTGTTTTTAGTATCCCATTATCAAAATATAGATAAACAGTTTTGTACGAAATAATGCTTTCTTTATAAACCCATTGTTCATGGGTGTAAGTAGTGCCTTTTGTGGTGTTTATTTCTCCTGGTCCGTAACCAACACAAAATATCACGTCGTCCTCAGTCATCCCTATTTTTATTCCTCTTACCTCTTGGTCTCCATCACATTTCAAGGAGCGCTTCGCTTCATGAATCGCTTTGTTTTTTAAGCGCATAGCTTCAATTTCAGCTTCGCTTGTCCCTGTTTTCTCTCCAGGTTCCCTTGCTCCTTCCTTCCAGTATTTCACGTTGCTAGGCGGTTTATCGCCCAGCATCAGCCGCCCGGTTGCGGGATCGCGCCACTCGTACATTTGCCCACTGAACGCAGGCATAGACATGGAAACGAACAGGGCCAGGATCAGCGGCTTGACGGTCATGGCGGCACCTCTTGGGCGGTTATGTAACAAAAATATCTCGCAAGCTCAGAGAATATGCAACCGAAAAGTGAGGGACGCACTAGGGTTTGACGCCAGCACCGCGCCGGCGTAAGCTGAAATCTCCTAGCATCTATGTCGCACCCGCCCGGTCAGCGCGGTTTTTTTGTGCCTTGCCCTCAATGGGGAGGCGTCGGGTATCCGTAAGGACCCGGACGATCATAGGTCGTTAGGAGCGCCTACCCCGCCAGCGCATTTTGGCGGCAATCCTAGAACCTATGGAGGCCATCATGGCCGCTCAATCTACTTCTCCGGTTATCTTCAGCTTCGTCACTCAATCCATCCGCATCATCATGCGCGGCGATGAGCCGTGGTTCGTTGCGGCTGACGTGTGCGCCGCGCTAACCATCGGCAATAACCGCATGGCGCTGGAACGCTTGGATGATGATGAAAAGGGTGTCAGTAGTATGGACACCCCTGGCGGGAATCAGGCACTAAGCATCATCAACGAATCCGGCCTCTACTCCCTGATCCTCACCAGCCGCAAGCCGGAGGCCAAGAAATTCAAGAAGTGGGTCACGTCCGAAGTCCTGCCCGCCTTGCGCCGCACCGGGCACTACGAAATCTCCCGATCCGTTCCCGCCGTGGCCTTGATCACCCCCGACCAGCGCGCCCAGCTAGACCATGCCGCCCAGCACTTGGCCCGGTCGTTTCACATGAAAAACAGCACCCGCTTATGGTTCCTCAAACACTGCCGTGACTACGTGGGCGTGAACCGGCTGGATCACGTCCCCGCCGCGCGTTTCGAGGACGTGCTCGACTTCCTGCACAGCCTGCGCCGCCCCGTCAATGACTACCTGCGCGACCGCGTCCGCCACGAACGAGACTGGCTGACCCAAACCCTCCAGCACGAACTGGACCGTCGGCTCGGGCATCCAGGCCCCGAGCTGGACCTGTTCCAGAACGCCCATTGAAGCCCCGTTTATCGCGCCTTCAACAGCCCCCCAAGAGGGGGCTTTACCACGGAGATCGTCCCATGGGGGCTGACACAAAAGATGTCGATTTCAGAATTGCCGTGATCGAGGAAGCGATCCAGCTTGAACATGCTGGCGAACCGACCTGCTTAGCGAAGGTTTGTATCAAGCACAAAATCAGCCTGCCGACCCTGTATCTTTGGATTAGAAGGGTTAGAGGGCTACCGCGCTCCGAATGGGCGACCGCCTTGCGGGCGCGCTACAAGGGAAGTCGGGAATATTCGCATGCTGAAATCACGCCTGAAGCATGGGAATATTTCCTTGATCAATATCGCCGAGGCGCATCGTATCATGCCGCCCATAAGGCATGCGTTGAACGATCCAATCGTGAGGGTTGGAAAGTTCCGTCAGCACGATCATTGCAACGAAAACTGGAGCGCGAAAATCTGGTGTTGCCTAGCCGACGACGATGCCTTGCCGGGTTCGACATTTAGCGGGCGTCGAGACCGGCAAAATCGGGGCTGATGCGCCATCTTGAACCCCTGTTTAGCCCCCCATTGATCGGGGGCTTTTTGTTCCCTATCAAACCAAGCGCTGATGCCAGAATTCTGTTGGTTTGATAAAAACGGGTTATCAATCCAATAGCACATCAACTATTAATCCAATCGAACGCGTACAATCAGCTTGAAGAACGATTACGCAGGAATTACGCAGACAAGAAAAAAGCCTTGGTCGATGAAGAACCAAGGCTTTGATTTTACTGGTGGGCCGTGTCCGGTTCGAACGGACGACCAACAGATTAAAAGTCTGCTGCTCTACCGACTGAGCTAACGGCCCTGAAAGGGGCTGACAATGTTACAAAATTCCACCGAATTCGCAAGTCTCGATTGCCCGATAAGGCGAAACGAAATGAATTCAATGGTTATCCGCGTCAGAACCAGGCCCCGTGCCTGCGCGCTCGCGCGGGCACGGAATCCAGTCAAGTCAGTGTGTCCGAGCTTGGCGCGCTAACGCAAGGCTTGCAGACGTCGTTCGGCAAGATTGGCCGCCTGGGTATCGGGGTATGCCTGCACCAGCTTTTGCAACACTTCCCGCGCTCGATCGGTCTCGCCCGCCTCGCCGTAGATGTAGCCCAGCTTGAGCAGCGCATCCGGCAGCCGCGAGCTTTCTGGATAACGCACCCCCAGATTGATAAACGCCTCCTTGGCCGCGGCGTAATCCCGGCTGAGATAGTACGATTCCCCCAGCCAATACTGCGCGTCGCCCGCCTGACTGCTATCTGGATACGCGTTCAGGAAGCGCTGCAATTCGGCGATGGCCCGTGCATGGTGACCCTCACGCAACTCCCTCAGCGCCGCCTCGAAATCGGCTTGCGCGGTTCCCACCGCCGAAGGCATCGTGCGAGCGACCGGCGGCGCGGTCGTGTCGGCGGACGAAGGAGCGACCAATAATGGCTTCGCTCGCGGCGGGGTCGCGGCCCCGGGCGGAGCGGTGGGGGGGACGTAGGTTCGCGCGCTTTTCTGCTGCTGGAGTTGATCGAAGCGATGACGGTAGATCTCCAACTCCCCACGGATTTGTCGAACTTCTGCTTCCAACTGCTCGATCCGTTGCAGCAACTCCAACGTCAACGCGCTATCCGGCGTATTCTGGGCGTGGCCGGCACCGGGCAGCGTCAAGCCACCCAATACCAACAACGTCAGCCACGGGAAACGGAGTCTGAGCATAAACGTATGCCTTTCAGTAGATGATTTCCACGCGCCGGTTCAAGGCATAGCTGCGCTCGTCATGTCCGGCCGCAGCCGGCCGCTCCTCGCCAAAGCTGACGACCCGGATCTGTTGAGACGAAACCCCCATGGCGATCATGGTCTGGCGCACCGCATTGGCGCGCCGCTCGCCCAGGGCAATATTGTATTCGCGACTACCACGCTCGTCGGTATGCCCTTCCAACTGAGTGATTATTTGCGGATTCTTGGTCAAGGAACGCGCGTTATTTTCGATGATCGTCCGGCTTTCCGGGACAATATTCGTGCTATCGTAGCTGAAATAGACGATGCGGTCGGCCGAGGCCATGCCACCGCTTGGGCCGGTGACCGCCTGACCGGGCTGCCCACCAGCATGGGCGGTGACGCTACCACCACTGGTATCGAAGGTATCATAAGTATCGAGACTGGGCGCCTGACCATAAGGATAGCTGTAAACCTCCTGTTCCGGTTGGGCCGTGACGCCCGGTTGGGCGGTCGCATCCGAGACGCCGGTCGCCGTCTGGTCCTGACCGGTGTTTTCACCCGTCGCGGCGCAACTGGCCAACAGCGCGAGCGCGGCGGCGGCAATCAAAATACGAACTAAATTTTGCATCGTGGATTCCTCCCTCAACTTTGGTCAACAAACAGCAAAATTATCGGCCATAAGGCGCCCAAGCGGCATCGCGCGCGTTGCCTCGCAAGGCGATCTCCCGCGAAGCGCCGCCATCCACCGAAACCGTCGCCACTCCACGGCCGTTGGAGTAAATAATGGT